CCCCTTGAAGTAGCCCAGCCTATCCACTAGCGTCACCAGCTCGGGCCACACCCTCTTCCCGTCGTCCTCCAGCCAGGCGAAACTTTGCTGCCACGAAACCGACCCATCGCGCACATAGCTGGCCTGGACGGGATCCATGATACTTCCTGAGTTCATCGTGAACCTCGGGGAGACCTTGCCGGAGTAGCCGAACGCACGAGTGATCAGGAAAGGCTGGTGAGTATGCCCAAACACAAAGTTCTTGTCGCTGCCGTACCTCTTGGCAAACTTGGCATCCCAGGCGGAAGCCGAGGCGCAGTACCCGCCACTCTCGTGGCCGTGTACGGCCAGAGTGTTGGTGGCGATACGCACCGGGCCACGTTCGTAGCTGATGTCGAAGTCCTGAAGGGCGAACAGACTGCTTACTTCAAGGGCCTTAAGTGGCGACAGTGGCGCCGCGTACTTCCGGACGAACTCCCGGAGTCGAAGGTCGTGGTTGCCCTCCAGCCACACGATCTTGGCGCTGGCAGCCGCATCCCTGAGCGGCGTAAGAACGTCCCTCTGGTAGCCGTCTATGTGCTCCTGTAGGGTGTCTGCGTACTCTCCTGCCGTGCCCTTGCTCCACTGGGACACGGTGGGAAAGTCGATGCCGTCCCCGATCTGGACGATCTGGTCCGGCTGGTACTTGTAGGCTACCGCGATCAGCTTGTCGAGGACGACCTGGTCGTGGTAGGGGTACTGGATGTCCGGAATGATGAGAGTTGACTTAGTCTTGGCCATATCACTACTATACCACACGATACGATCACACCTGTAGGTGTGATCTACGTCACACACTATGAAAATTTTCCGAGAGAGGAGGCCCGACTGACACCTCGATTTGACAGCGTGTGCTATGCTCAAAGCATAGCTGCTAATGCACCACAGCAAGCGACCGCGACCCCAAGGGAGCGGACGCAGAGAGCTAGCCAACGGATGGGTACAGAACTGTACTCGGTGACGACCTCCCTTGAGGTCGGTCGGTCCGTAGGGACTCAACGGTTGGCTACCAGATGGCTGCCCTTGAGGGGCAGCCTGGAGCGGGGAAGGAAGTAAGTGCCAGTCATACCTATGTATAGGGCGCCCTCAAGGGCGCCTAACACCAAGACCTTCTGGTTCGAGGAGGCATCCTGCCAATCTCTCCCCGCTGAAGACTTCGAGCCGTCCTTCGGGACGGCCTCGAGAGAAGAGAACATCAAGGCCAACGAGGACAGATTTGAGCGAGCCCGAAGGGCATGCTCTGATTGTCCTATATGGCATATCTGTTACCAGAAGGCTGAACCGGACGACTTCTTCTACACCATGCGGGCAGGCATCGAGCCTGTCCAGTTCACCCAGTACAAAGAGCTGGGTCGGACGATGTACCGAGGCAACCAGCAGTCTGGCGAGAAGCAGAGGTGTGCCAAGGGTCACAACAACTGGAAGATCTGGGGTAAGAAGAAGCCTCGTCGCAAGTGCGTGGACTGTGCAGCAGAAAACGGAGCCAACCAGAGAGCTAAGGCCAAGAATGGTGTACAATGATGAGATGGACTACATATCGTACTCTCAGTACAACACGTACACCAAGTGCCCTCGGTCGTGGTACCTAGGCAAGATCGCTCAGGGCGAGGAGAAGCAGACTTGGTACCTCCCGATCGGGAGTGCTGTGCACAACATGATCGAGGACTACCTTAAGGACCCGCAGAGGCGGATTCTCACCGAGGACTACATGTATCCCTTGATCGCCAAGCAGATGGAGATCGAGCCTGACCTGTCCAAGTGGATGGCAGGCGGACCCGAGTCCGCCCCCATCACCCACGAGAAGGCCCTCCTGAAGGCCCGAGAATGCTTCGAGAGGGCCGTCCAGGAGCTGGATGACATAGACGTCTGGGAGGTTGAGTACGACGCCTCAGGCAGGCTTCCAGGGCTTTCTGTTCCGGTGAAGGCATACGTCGACATCATCGGTGAGCACAAAAAGAAGGGTCCGGTGATCTGGGACTGGAAGACAGGCAGCACCAAGCCTGGCAACTTTCAGCTTGAGACGTACGCAGCACTGCTGGATCACAATGATCATCCGTTTGTGAACGGATGGCATGGCAGGTACATCATGCTGGCTCCCGGCTCACCCAACACTCGATATGTCGACCTCTCGAAGGTCGACCCTGAAGAGGTTGGCGCCAAGTATCAGGCCGTGTATGATCGGATGCAGGGCAAGCACTACGAGGCGAAGGCAGGATTCAACTGCCGGTTCTGCTTCCAGGCAGAGAACTGTCTGGTCAACAAGGGTATGACCCCGAGGAGTCTGTACTATGACAAGTCAGAGCGAGACGGATACCCTTTCTAAGGGGTTCCTGTTCATCGAGCGCTTCCAGGCGCTCATCAAGGAAGCGAACGAGGCTGGCTTCAGGCTCGACGTGGACGTGGAGCGCAACCCGTTCGACCAGTCCGAGATCGAGGGGTTCGAGCTTGATCTCTACTTCGGTACCGCCTGGGTTGGCACCATCGAGACCCTGGACTGGTGATGAACGCTAGCGAGCATGCGGCTGCAATCAAGGCCGCCATTGAGGCGGCCCGGCAGGAAGGCTACCTTCTTCAAGGGTGGACTATGGACTACTTTGAAGACTCTGTCGAGGTGGATTTGATGCTCGTCCGCAACAAGCGTGGCGACGATGGCGTCATGCGGAACGAGTCGATGGCCTTGATCGAGAAGGTGTACATCTGATGGGCAGCCGAGAAGACGACGACTACTGGAACACCAAGTACGCTGAGGCGTCGTGCTACGAGCACGGCGAAGGCGACCACATGTGGTACGACGGCCTGGAATGGCAGTGTGACGACTGTGGTTACGTAGACTACGACGACAAGCAGGCAGCAAACGAGGAGGCCTACAATTATGGCTGAGACCTACACCATCACGGTCCATCACTCGGGACCGTGGGTTGGGTGCGAGGGTGAGGAAACCTACGCCCTCGGAGAGATGGGTTACACTGATGAGGACTGGGACGCGCTGACCCCGAAGGAGCAGCAGGATTTCATCGAAGAGGTCTCCGAGCAGGAGTTCTGGAACGCTGGCTACGAGTACAGTGGAAAGGTCAACCGTGGCTGAGATCGAGATCACCCTGCCGACTGTGCAGTACGGCAACGTGAAGGTGCGGGCTACTCCCGAGGAGCTGGGGCTGGATAGCGTGGGGGATGCCGCTGCGCTCGGCGTGGCTGCTGCGGTCTACCTCACCACCTTCACCCTCGGGTTCAAGCGTGGTGCACAGATCGATGTTGACATCGACGACAGCATGGCTCACGTCGGAAGCGGTCCATACAAGACTGTGAGCGCCCCTCAGGGCGTCTCGCAGGAGGTCAGCGAGGCTCAGGCACAGCGGTATCTCGATGAGGGCCTAGGCGGCGTCACAGAGGTTTCTGAGGACGACGAGTACGACTCTGCGACCGAGGCCAAGGAGGCTGCGCAGGCGCGCAGGTCTGACGCCGCCTGGGACAACAAGGTTGACGCCAAGCCTAAGCCGTGGGAGACTGGAGAGCAGGCGCCCGCAGCGCCTGCCGTGAAGCTAGACTCCAGCTGGTAAGTTACCGATCAGTACCAAAAACAAAACAAACACAAAGGAGAAACTAAGTGCCTACTCTCGAAGAGCTCATGGGTGGCGGCAAGGACTTCGGTCCGAAGTTCGTCAACCTGAAGAACGCGGGCGAGTTCATCAAGGGTGTCGTCACCAAGATCGACACCGAGGCCCCGACGACCGAGTGGGACGCGGCCAACAATCGGCCCGGCCTGCAGAAGTTCTGGGTCGACGGCAAGCCGAAGGGTGTCCCGGCTGACGAGGCCGAGCGTGCCGGTCTCAACCCGGTCTATCAGTGGGAGATCCACCTGAAGGACGTCGTCGGCGAGTGGGACGGCAAGCCTGCCGACATCACCGTCGCTCGAGTCTCGGTCACCGGCTCGGCCAACGAGCGTGAGGCCTTCAAGGCTGCGATGGGTGAGGCTGGCTCCATCGACGAGGGTGACGTGTTCGGGAAGAAGCTGGATCGACGTAACGGCAATAAGAAGGAACACTCGATGAAGATCGTCAAGGCTGGCTGATCTTCAAGGGCGCCCCTTCGGGGGCGCCTGCCAGGGCCTGAATGGTTTCGTCTGCCAGTAAAGCCGCACGTCGGAGGCTGGCAGCACGAGGGTTCGATTCCCTCCAGGTCCACGCAAGTCAACCCAACAGGAGGAACTGTGAGCTACATCAACGGGAGCTACGAGGAGGGCGACGACTCCGACGAGAAGGAGGACGAGGGCTACGACCAGGTGGGGCAGAATCCTACCGGACGCAAGCGCAAGTCGTCGGCTGGTCAGCGTCGGAAGAAGCAGGGCAGACTGTTCGGTGGCACCAAGTGGGGTAAGGATAAGAAGTGATCGGAGAGTGACCCATTAAGACACTTGCTCGACAGGTTAAGCGCGGCGTCTCCGCAGGAGAGCCGCTCCCGGATCCGTGGCCCATCTTCGGAGAGAAGAAGATGTCCATCAGGCGGGGCTCGATCTCTATGATCGCCGGTCCGCCCGGATCTATGAAGACAGTCCTCGCCTTGAACATCGTCAAGCAGATGGGATCTACGGTTCCCACACTCTACCACTCCTCCGACTCGGACGACTTCACCATGGCTTCCAGGTCGCTCTCGATGCTGACCGGTACGCCTACCGATGAGACCGAGCTCTGGGTGATGGGGCAGAAGCAGCTCGCTTACGATGTGCTCAAGGATATGGATCACATCCGCTGGAGCTTCCGCTCCAGTCCTACACTGGAGCACATGTGGCGGGAGGCGGAAGCCTTCCGTGAGCTGAACGGCGAGTACCCGCACCACACCGTGATCGACATCATGATGGACATCGACTACGAAGGGGCGGGCGAGCAGAACTACTGGGCACTGATGGCCGAGCTGAAGGACATGGCGCGTGAGCAAGAGACAGCTATCACTATCGTTCACCATACGTCCGAAGGGGCTAAGGCGGGTTCTCCACCCCCACGCTCAGCTATCATGGGAAAGGCAAATCAACTCCCAACACTCATCCTCACGCTATGGGGTGACGCTTACGTTGGGACTCTGGACGTGGCGACGGTAAAGAACCGCTTCGGTCCTCAGGATCCGATGGCGAAGAAGTACTTCAAGATGAGTGCGCAGCCTGCCATCTGCCTGATCGAGGAGATGGAGCAGCCACTTCCCCCGCTGTTCAAGGACGGCACATCAGTGCCGGACGACGAGAAGGTGAACGTATGGGACGACTGATCGACTGCGACGGGGACCACTGGGTCCCCAGCGATGGGGGCTGGCTCTGCGAGGAGCACCCTGAGAACTGGTTTCCTAGCCGTGAATTGCTGGACCTCGTCTGGGGTCCGCTACAAGAGGAGGATTGAGATGGCTGACGAAGAGTACATGTTGGTTCCGATGAAGGAATACCGGCAGTTGCTTGCCGACTCGGAGTTCCTTCAGAACCTGCATGCCGCCGGTGTCGACAACTGGGAAGGCTACCACTACGGCTGGACCGGATCCGAGGAGGACTGATGTGCCCTAAGTGCGGAAAGCCCTACCCATGCCTAGACCACTAGAGCCCTACCCGAACTGGCATTGCGTATGGATCGAACAGGCTCCGGACGGGTGGACAGTGAAGTGCCACCCGCACGGGGAGGTGACCTTCAGGGTCACCCACATAGCGGCCTTCGAGGCCGCCATACAGCACGACATAGACAACGGCACCTATACGGGGGGAGGTGTGGAGTGAAGCCAGCATGCAAGGACTGTGGGTCGACGACGCGCAACCTGAGTCGACCCGGTCCGCGCTGTGCCACATGCAAGAGGGAGCGCAGGAACGCTCTCAGGGAGGCCTCCTGGGCCCGAGGAATCAAGGAGAGGTATGGACTCACCGCCGAACAATACTGGGCGCTCTACGAAGCGCAGGGGCGCACGTGCTACATCTGTCGACGCGCAAACGGCAAGGCAAAACGCCTTGCTGTGGATCACGATCACAGCAGTGGGTTCGTTCGAGGTCTTCTGTGCGGTCCGTGTAATAACATCCTGGCTCACCTGAGGGACGACGCCGATGCGGCGTACCGTGTAGGTGACTACTTGGTCAACCCGCCAGCGTTCAGCGTAGTAGGAAAGGTGAAGCCTAGTGGATCAGAGTGACGGCGCTATCGGCGCCGGACTGACCAACGACGAGATCGCCGTTCTCCATGAGCTCCTCATCGAGTGCCTGGTGTACAGCAACCCCGGTTCGTTCGACGATGACGAGAAGGTGTCCCTGGCCAACATCCTGACGAAGGTGACGAATGAGGCGAAGGCGCGAAAGTTCTGGTGGGCCCGCTGACTTTCCGATCTACCCCATCGGACCCATCCTGGAGTCATATGGTGGACAGCCTGTGGTTGAGGGCTTCGGATGGAAGCCCTACAGGTGCCCGTTCCACGGGGACCGTGACGCCTCAGGCTCGGTCAACGCGCAGCTACAGGTCTTCAACTGTCACGCAGCCGACTGCCCCAAAGGGAACGCAGTCCAAGTCATCATGCAATGGGAGCAACTGACCTATCGTGAAGCTGTCGAAAGAGCAGAGACAATATCTGGAGCGAGCCTGGGCAACGTACAGTCCGCATCTGGACGACGCGGCCGGATGGCTGGCGGGTCGAGGAGTGGATCTGGAACACGCGCGTTCAAGAGGACTTGGCGTAGTTCGTGATCCACTCCCCGGCCACGAGAACGCTGACGGCTACCTAGCCATCCCGTACCTGACGAAGGCTGGCCCGGTCAACTTCAACTTCCGGTGCATCCAGGATCACAACTGCAAGGAAGTTCCGAACCACTCGAAGTACGTACGTCGCAAGGGATCCGGCGTCAACCTCTACGGCGTGCAGTCCATCGCCTGGGCTGACGACTGGATTGTGGTGACCGAAGGCGAGATCGATGCCCTGATCTGGCAGCAGATCGGTGTCCCGGCACTTGCGGTGCCGGGCGCCGAGAACTGGAAGGACTATTGGGCGAACCTGCTGGAGGACTTCAGTCGTGTATACTTGGCTGAGGACGGAGACACAGCGGGGAAGGATCTGTGGATCGCGATGTCCGAGCACATCGACCAGAGCAACACCATGGTTGTCCGGATGAGGATGCCGGACGGCGAGGACACCAACTCGATGTACCTCAAGTACGGCAAGGACTACCTTCTCGGAAGGATTAAGAAGTGAGCAGGAGAAGCCCTCACGATAGCTACAGGGCGTGGGGTGCGTATCGCCAAGAGCGTGAGCTCATCAAGGATTTCAAGAACGAGGTTGCGGAGGCGGCCAACGTGAGCAACGTGTTCATCATCATCAACGAGTGGACCGACATCACCGACAATAGCGGGTCGGAGGTGGTGGGCGGAGTCTACTTCGAGTCCGAGAATGACGCGTGGGAGGCGCTGCTTGTCATCGCTCAGTCCCATGACACTACGCTGTTCGTGGACGAGACGAGCTTCTCTCTCGAGGACCACGTCTCGAACCTTCAGTTCGAAGAGTACTACATCCAGGAGCTGAGCAAGAATGGCAATTGAGTTCCAGGCGTGGCCCAAGACTCCTCGCCTGTTCCGTGACGTCGTCGTCACCGAGAAGGTGGACGGCACCAATTCCGCGATCATCATCCAGGAGTCGTTCGGCGATCACGAGGACGAGAGCGTACTCAAGTACATCTGGCGCGACGAGGTTCGCTATGAGGTTGGTGCCCAGTCCCGCAACCGGCTGATCTTCCCGGGCAAGACCACCGACAACCACGGGTTCGCTCGGTTCGTGCAGCAGAACGCGGAGAAGCTGTTCGACATCCTCGGACCTGGTCGCCACTTCGGTGAGTGGTGGGGCAAGGGTATCGGCAAGCGCTACTCCGCGCAGATGGACATCGTCAAGGGCTTCGCTCTGTTCAACACGGCGAAGCATGAAGGGCTGCACGAGTGGCTGCCCTTCGGCGACGAGCACGTAATCCTCGAGACGGTTCCGGTCCTGTATCAGGGCCCGTTCTCCGAGGAGAAGATCCGTGATATACTGGAAGAACTGAAGAAGGCAGGCTCTGTCGTGAGTCCCTTCTCGCCCGCTGAGGGCGTCGTGGTCTTCCACACCCAGAGCCGTCAGGTCTACAAGTACACCATCGACGGCGAAGACGCCGGGAAGTACGAGGTTAAGAAGTGACCAAGTGGAACGACATCCCGTTCAACCCTGACGACACTCCCGAGCAGAAGGCCGAGAACTTCGACCGGCAGCTGGAGGAGAACGGCGGGAACGAGCCCCCGGAGGACAACAACCCGTACTCTCAGGAGAACTTCAACAAGTGAAGGACATGCTGGGTGTGGAGGTGGAGGTCGGAGACGTCATCGTCTCCGCCTCCGGGCAAGGCAACCACAAGGTCGGCAAGGTCTACGCCTTCTCCGGCAAGGGTCTCCCGATGATCGAGTGCTTCGATCGCAAGTGGGACCACGCACAGGGGAAGTATGCCAAAGGGTGGATGAAGGTCTCCGCTGGCTACTCCGTTCTGATCATCGGCCGGGAGCGGCTCGGCCAGTACGAGCCTACACGCGAGACCTGGGAAGCCATCTGTAGGGAGTACCCGAGTGACTCGTCCCAGCTGGGATGACTTCTTCATCGACCTGGCTAAGCTATGGTCTACGATGTCCACGTGCTCCCGCCGTCAGGTGGGGGCCGTGGTTGTCAAGGACAGGAAGGTGATCGGCAATGGATTCAACGGAGTGGCGAGTCTTAAGCTACACTGTAGTGACGGTGGTTGCCCCAGGGGGCAACTCGATTACGCGGACGTACCCGCAGGATCCGATTACAATGAGTTCCCATGCTTCGCCATTCACGCCGAGCACAACGCAATCCTTCAAGCAGGCTTGGCGGAGTGTCGAGGAGCAACTCTCTACGTCACCTCCGAGCCCTGTACTCAGTGCTCAAATCTCATCGAACACGCGAAGATCGACCGCGTTGTGATCGCAAGGAGTTCACGTGAGTGAAGACATGCCCATCCACAAGCCTCCGTTCCCGCCCAAGCCTGAGGAGCCCAAGTGAGTGTCAATCCCGACAATCCGTCGGCCGAGTTCAAGCTGTCATTCGACGACAGCGACGTGATCATCAACCTCGAGTTCCACTTCTCCGACAACGCCGAGGAGTTCATCGACGTACCGGCGTTCGTGAGCTTCGCGGCCAACGCCGTACTGGAGAAGCTGGGATCATGACAACAGAGCCGGATCCGGGACCGCTGCCCAAGCCTGGGCCTATGCCGCCAGGGGAGACCAAGTGAGCGAAGACGAGTCGTGGTGCCAGAGCACCGAAGAGCAGCCCGACGAGACGTATGAGCCTGATCCGATTGTAGTTCAGGCCGACATCGACGAGTGAGGCACGCCAGGGTGACGAGGGCCCCTTCGGGGGCCCTCTCGTTTCGAATAGAGAGGCACGAGATGGGCAAGAAGTACGAGGCATACAGTAAGGCGCTGAAGGCGCAGGACGCAGCACGGAGCAGGCTGGCCGCCACCAACGGGGGAAGCACTAAGGATGCTGCCACCGAGGCTCGGACCAACGCGCACCAGGCTGACCGCGTAGTCGCCGAGGCGTGGGACCGACTGCTCGAAGACCCTGAAGGATGACATAAAAAAAGGGCCCCACCCGTTAGGGTGGGGCTTCTTCTTTGTCTTACTTGTTCAGGAAGTTCACGAGCGTGGACTTCACCACAGTCGCAGCCGCAGCCGCTCCTGCGATCGCAGCGTCATGCCACGTGCTCAGGTTGCTGAAGCTGAACGTGGACAGAAACGCGAAAGCGAACGTGGCTGCCGTCCGTTCCAGTACGTCGACCGTATTCTTACTCATTTGCTACCCCTCCGGTTCCTGCCCTTGATGGGCTTCGCTTGCTTGGCAGGCAGGGCCTTCCCCTTGCCGCCCGACTTCCCAGTCTTGCCAGCCTTGATGTCCTTGTCAAACTTGGCCGCAACGCTGGGCTTCTTCGCGTGCAGGTACTTCCGTTGCTTGTCACTCGCGTATGGCATAACGCGTCCTTAGAGTCTCGATCCCCTCTGCTGTCCGGGCGTCGATGCGCCCGGTACCAGGGATACCCATAGCGTACTGAAGGCCTTTGATGTGGTTGACCGTGGTCGTATCCATCTCGCCAGTCTCCGGACAGGAGAGCGTACGCTGGATATCCTTTATAACCTCAGGGTTATATACCTGGTAAGGGCTCGGCGGCTGGTGCTTGTACCAGCTCGGCGCCGTCACGAGGCCACGTCCTTCGGCCTCGCCTCTTGGAGCTCAGCTCCGCTGAAGCTCTTCACGCGCCGACCCTTACGGCGATCCTGTCCACCACGTCCTTGACGAGAGACACCTTGGTGTTGAGTTCCTCGACTTCCGCACGCTGGGTAACCAGCCCTTCGAGGACAGCGACCCGGCTGTTGAGATCCAGGATCTCCAGCTCTCTGTGTTCCTTGTCTTCTTTCAACAGCTCTATCTGAGCCGATAGCATATCGACAGTGTCGGTAGCTATCTGACTCGCCGCAGTACGGCCGCTCGCACGGCCGCCCACGAATCCACCGAAGCCAGTCCCCACTATGCTGACGGCGGTCAGTATCGATCCTACATCCATGCTTCCCCACCCTTAATCGTTAGGTCGACTCGGCCACCGTTCGCAGAACCACTGTAAGGTAGCCTCCCAACGTACCGCCACCCGGGCCGGGCGGGGCAAGCTGAGTGAACTTCCAGTCGTCGATGACGACCAGCACCGAGGTATCCTCATACAGCTCCTGGAACACCACTACATCCCCCGCTCGAGCGAGGCTCTTGAAAGCCTCGAACCTGGAGCGAGCGTAGCCATCTGTGCCCATGCGCTGGTTACTCTTGTCCTTCTCCTCGTCGAACAGGAGGAAGGTGTGACTGATCATCCGCTGACGGATAGAACCAGGCAGAGCCTTCACCTGCCATCCATTGAGGATGGCTCCCTTCGTGGTGTCCGAGCCGCGACTGAGAGTGAACTTCAACTTGATCCACTTCTCGCTGCCCGCAGGCTGCGAGATGGTGACGTCGCTCGTCCCTGGATTCAGTGTCGGACCGTACGTCAGGCTCGGCCATTCGGTTCCTTGGATGTCGATGACCGACAGGGCCAGCGTACCTTGCAGCGGATTAGGTGCAGACACCGACATGAACTTGTAGAGCTTAGGCTCCTCGGTGTTGAACCTGATACGCCCGGTCTGGAGATACCCTGACGGGTACAACACGGTGGCAGACTGTATCCACATGCTGTCATTGGTGACCGTGAAGGTCACCCGACCGGAGGCCCCGAAGATAGACACCGACTGCACCGCACCGGTATGGCCAGGAGCGTGAATGTCGCGGGCGTAGGCGTACCTGAGAACGTTCGTAGACTGCTCGGAGTACGCGGTGCCCAGGTCCACCCTGAAAATGCCTGTAGCGCCGTCGTGTGCGTTCGTAGAGCCTACGTACATGAACCGGTCGAACCCAGCTATCGACTGGCAACCACCAGCGGGCTGGAAGAGGAGCGGTCCATACGAGATGTCACCACCAGAATCCAGCTCACCAACCCGGAATCCCTTGCTGGTGGCGATCCCGACGAACGACCCAACGTACGAGTAGATCGTCCGGACTGTCTCGCCTCTCGGCATGACGGCCGTCACCGTAGGGATGAACACCTCGGTCGAGCTGGATAGATCCGGGTTGAACCTGTAGATGCTCGAGTCGCTGGTGTTGTAGCCTGCTGCGTAGATAGCAGTCGGCCCCTCGGTGGCCGACACCCATTTCCAGTTAGGGTCCGGGTGTGTCATCACCAGGCCGGGCGAAGTGGTAGGCAGCGCTGGACCTGTGGTGCCGTTCTGGTCGAGCAGGTAGATCACGTTGTTCCAGCTGGCACACAGCCTCTGCTTGGTCACCTCGATCTGTCCAGAGGTGAGAGTACCTGCCGGGTTGTTCCAGATCTTGGCGCCTGCTCCCGTGTCTACTCCCCGCCAGATTCCGTCTGTTGCGATGAGGAACCAGATGGGGCCAGCGTTGGCGATAGCGAACGCAGTACCAGCAGAGCCTGTGGTGATCGTAGTACGGCCAGCATCGTTCACCTTGTAGAGCACGTTGCCTTCAAGCAGGAAGGTAGCGTCGACCCCAGCAGGGTCGACGTATCCTCGCACCTGAGTTCTGGTGCTGGTGAGTGTGTACTTCAGATCAGGCTGCCGCAGGAGCGACAGCTGCCCGGTGGTCCAAGGGTCCACTCCGAGCGAGTCCTCGTACCGTACATCGAATGACCTTGTATACGGATTGACGACGTCAGGATCCTGATAGATAAGGCCTGCGCCTGAGGTCCATGAGTTCTGAGATCGCAGCCACCATCCGTAGATAGACTGCTCGCCAGGTTCAGCAGAGCTGTCGAACTGCTGCTTCCTGATCTCCGCCATACCCTCCGAGTACGGCCACTGGTCGCGGGAGGCGGAGAGGAAAGGGATACCGCCAAGAGCGTAGTCGAAGCTGTAGTCCTGGAGAGAGTAGCCACCAGAGTTCGGAGTGCCACCGAGGAAGTTGGAGAGCTGCCACGGTATTTGCTTGACAATGTCAGGAGACGGGTCTACCATGACAGCCTCCCATCAGACAGAAGTAGAGGAGTCGGAAGTCTTGACGGCCGACACGGTGCCCACGCCGGACACGGTGGCAACCTTGGTCTTGATGTAGGCCACGATGTCGGCCTCAACCGAGGTGTAGTTACCTGAGATGTTTAGGGTGACTCCCCCCTGATCGTTAGAGTCCACCACGCTAACGACGGGAAGGGCGACCGGGAGGCTTGAGGTGATATATCCAGCAGGCATGCTTTCTCCTTACGTACTGTTAGCCCATGTGAGGCTAAAGTTTACTGTATTGGCGAGACCGATAGTCTCGCCCGGGGTGAGTGACTTGATGGTCACGATGCCGTCGTTGCCGATAGATACGGAGCCTTGAGCGATGCCGCTCATGTCGTAGCTCCCGACCAGTGTGCCATCGATAGGACGCCAGCCTGCGGCTAGCGTGCCGATCACGGTATCGGGGATATTGCCAGGGCCGCCTGTGCCGGTGGTGATGTTGCCGCCGGACCGCTCGACGTTCACCCGGATCGTGGTAACACCACCAGCCTTGCGGGCCGCAGCAGAGTTGAGGCTCCATCCGTTGGCCACCGTGCCCGTGATGACCGAGCCGTCCGTCGCTGTGGTTGGTGCGAACGTAGGACTGCCGGTGAATGACACGTTGCCAGCGATGATAGGCACCGTCAAGGTGCCTGCCACAGTGAAGCTGTCGTCGGTGGTCAGGACGTTGGCGGCCGAGCGGTAGAGGTTGGTGTCGACGGCTGCTATGCCGTCGCCCCACCAATGCTTACCGCCTGCCTCGACGTAGAACCTGTCAACACCATCGCCGGTAACCGAGGCTCTGAACGTAGCACCAGAGGCGAACGTTCGCTTAGCCAGCACCTGGTTGCTGAACACTGGACTGCCGGACACGGTGAAGTTCCCAGAGAAGTCCGGGGCTCCAGAGAGAGTGCCGCTCAAAGCGGCACCATTGCTGATTGTCGGGGTGCCCGACAGGGTGACACCCCCACTGAGGGTGGGGGAACCGGTGAAGGTGCCACCCAGCGAGCCTCCGCCAGAGAGCGTGACCGCACCCGAGAAGGTCGGTGTGCCGGTGAAGGTTCCGTTCAAGGCTCCGTTGTTGAGGATCGGAGCCGTCAGAGTCTTGTTCGTCAGCGTCTGCACCGAGGTGGTATCCACGAACGCACCAGAGATGCCGTGCACTCCGGTAGTCGAGGACTCGTGCGTCCTCGAATCAGTGAAGTCGCGGGCGGAGGAGACGTGGCGGACGACAGCACCAGCGTTGTGCGTCGAAGCCGAGGTGTTGTCGACGGCTCGAGTCACGTTGAAGATGCTCGGACCACCACCAGTGACGTCCACCAGCTCCTCGTTCGCCGAGCCGTAGTCCAGCGAGAGCGTGAACGGGAAGCTGTTCGGGAATCCGATAGAGCTGGCCACCTGGATGGTGGCGTCCGAAGGTGCCGCAGTCACCTGAAGTGCGGTCACCGCAGCGATAGACGAGTAATAGCGAGAGTTGGGCATCTAGGCTCTCCTTAGCCGTTGAAGGTCTGGTAGGTTTCGAAGAGACGCTGAAGCCGCTGACGCTCTTCTGCCAGCCTCTGCTGGTACAGAGCCATGTAATACTTAGAGGCGTTGCTTCCGGCCCCTGTAGGCACCAGCGGTGCCCTCTCGGTGGCCTCGATGGCCTGCTGCTGAAGCCTGGCAGACTCGTACGCAGGCAGCATGCGCCAGCATGCGCCGTAGGTGATCAGGTCTATGTACCGCTCGGGGTAGCCGGTAGTGGTGGCGAAGTCATCCGAGCCGTTGACCAAGGTCGCAGGCTTCTTGATGTAGTTCACCCTGATGTTACGCCCAGGCACGATGAAGTCTCGCATGATCTGAATGGTCTTACCTGTAGGCGTAGGCGTCGGGAACACCTGACCGGTGGTTGTCGAGGCCAGAGGGTTGAACCGCCACGAAGAGTTGGGGAACCATACGGCCGACGGGCCGATGGTGTTGGAGGTGACGTTCAGGATGTCCTCGACATCCGTCGGCACAGGGTACTCGTACCGGGCTGCGATCTTCGGAAACTCGTACGCACCAAGCACCCAGAGGTCTGGGTAGGTGGCGTTGATCGTGTCGTTGATAGCTTCCTTGATGCGAGCCCGAGGGTACAGCGGGTCGTCGGTGACGATGGTGTCCAGAGCGTGGGAAGCTGCCGTCGTCCCCTCCGCTCCCCGCCCCGTTCCCGACAGTCCACCTATCACGGTGACCGTGCCTGTAGCACGGTCGAACTTCTTCACCAGGATCATCTCGTCGTCGATCTCGATGAGCCCCTTGGACAGGTTGGTCACCGTCTCCGGATCCACCTGGAAGGTGACGTCGTTGGCGTCCATAGGTGCCACGAGATACGAGATAGAAGCCTGGTCTCGGGTGTAGCCAAGCAGCTGCTGCTTAACTCGGCTGACTAGCTGGTCGAAAGTAACAGCCACTTGGTCTCCTTATCAGAATTCTGCCCAGGTAACCTTGATAGACCAGACCTGGTTGGTGTTGCCCGCTGCCGTAGAGAATGCGATCCCCTGGCCGGGCAGGCAGAAGAAGCCTTGCCCCGGAGGGACTGAGCTATAGGCGGAGGATACAGACCCGATGCCCGAGGCGATCGGCGGGGGCCAGGAGTAGAGCGAGATGCCCGACTTGGTCACAGTCGGGTTGCCGGTGCGAACCTCTGCGATCGAGTTTGCCTGGACGGTGATCAGCTTGTTGATGTTCGCTGCCGTCACCTGAGTGCCACCCGAAGCTGCCGTGATCCTGTCGACCACCAGCGAGTTGGCTGTAGGTGAGGAGCCGGTAGCGTACGAGTCGGGGGCCACAGAGAAGAAAGAAATGGTCTTCCCGCTACCGATCGGATTGAGCACCGAGAGGAAGGTGTTCGCTGCAACCACGCCAGGGGCGTCGATCAGGGCATGGAAGTAGAAGTTGTAGTTCTCGGGGGCGGCTGCCGTAAGCAGCCGCCCATCTGAGCTAACGGCGGCCGTGTTGCCGGTAGATCCCAAGACCCTAGTGCTAGTCACTCCATTGGCGGAGCTAGGCACGTCAGACCAGAGCTATCGAGTAGACCTGAGACCAGGGGTAAACTCTGTTGACGGAGTTACTGTCAACGATCTCTATATGAGAGGGGCCGGTAGCCACCACTGTGGCACCATTGAAGGTCTGAGTGTTGCCGGACACCACAAACACGATGTCGACAGTTGCGCCGACGACGAACTTCTGAATCATGAACTCTCCTTCTTAGGAAGCCATCAGCGTGGCGCTGACGGTCCCACCCGTGATGGCGGTGGTGACGTTGGCCCTGGCGTACCGCCAGGCTCCGCCCTGGTTGGTCTGAGTGACGCCGGGCGCGGACTGGGTGAGAGAGGATGTACTCCTGTACCAGTTGGTATTGTCCTGGCTCACTTCGAGAGCCACGACGCCAGCCGAGACGCCAGCACCAGCGGTGACGACCAGGGTGATGTTCTGCTTGCCGGAACCGAAGTCGGTCACAGCACCGGCACCGGTACCTGAGGCTGCGGTGAGCGCAGCACTCGAGACGAGGGAACCAGTCGTAGCCACCATGCCAGCACCGAGGTTCGGGCCAGGCAGGGCGATGTTGACAGTAGAGGTTCCGTCAGAGAACTTGATAGGCCACGCGTTAGCGATGGCCGCAGGCGTACCCTGGTTGGCCGTGACCGTACCGGCCACAGTCTGGGTTCCGCCAGGAGTTGTAGTGACAGTGCCAACGATCCTTACGGTCTGCTGTGCACCGTCGGTTGTGAGAGATCCGTCGGTTACGCTCATGCTTCGGCCTCCTTGATGGCGGCGTCGATGTGATGCTGCTTAGTACCGGCAGGGCTCAGGCCCTGCCTGGTGGCAGACTCGAAGTTGTCGAGCTCTCGGTCCCAGGCCTTCTGCCTGGTCCCGTAACTGTCGTTGACGGCGGGGGAGACCTGGAGGCCCTTCGACCTCACACACTCACCCCACGTCTTGTGATCCTTGGTCAGGCACGAGGAGCTACACTTAGCTCCCACACGTGCAGCCTTCGAACGTGTGCCCGCACTTCGGGCAGCGGGGCTCCGACGAGAGTCGGACCCCTTTAGCTTCGATGCTTCGCTTCGAGGCGCGCGGCTCACCGTTCACCTACCAGTCCGATCACAGCTTCCTTCCACGGCACGAGGACCACCTCGGTCTGAGGTGACACGTGGATGTCCCAGCGCAGCTTGATGAAGTTCTCGTCGTAGCCGAGAACCTCCAGGTTCTGTAGGGTCCGACCACCACGGTCGAGGTTGATCAGCTGGCCGACCTTGAGCAACGGCTCAGCTTCTGGCTTCTTCGCAGGAGGCATGTTTACTTCTTTCCGCACCGGCAGTTCTGCCAGTCCTTCTTGCAGATGTCGCAACCCCACTCAGTCATCAGGCTACGTACCCTTCGGTTACTCGGTAGACGTCCGGCCGGAAGCTGTTGTGTCCCAGTGTGGCCGTTTGCGTCTTGGATGCGTCCGTCGATACGGACGCTGACGCTTGGTATGTGTTCGCTTGAGGCTTGGCTATCTTGACGCCAGCCACCTCAGTCCCGGTGAGTGCCACTCTGTCCATAAGCACCTTGCCGGTAAGAGTTGTGGTCGGAGCCCAGCTCGGCAACCTGGTGCATCTCCATAGCCCGGAACAGTCCGGTCTCGAGGATGCCCTTCTCGTTGCCGTTGATGTTGTTGGTGCGACCGGCAGGTCCAGCAGGCTCCATCTTGGAGCCGCCCCAGTCCTGCATGTCGGTGTTGCGACTCTCGAGCTCCTCGTCCTGAGGGGTCGTCTGAGGGTTCTTGTACAGGTCGGACATGATTCTCCTTACGCGGGGGCGATGGTTGTTACGGTTCCCGAGGAGCCGCGATACTTCAGAGCGCCAGCCTCGACATACAGGATGCCACCACCTGTAGGGTTGGTGGATGGTGCAGCGGTAACGTTCTTGATCGAGATGACCACACCGTTAGCTCCACCGAAGTCCGAGCTGGTCGAGCCCAGCTGGAGGCTGCCGGTAGCGAACGTGGTAGCTCGGGTGACGATGGCACCGGAGGCGCCGACCTCGAAGGTCGCCGTGCCTCCGGAAGTCTTGGTTTGGAACATAGGCTGCGTCGCAGAGGCGACGCCCTGCACAACCAGAGCAACATCACCGACGTTGAGCTGACGAACCTCGAGCGAACCCTGAGGCGTGTTGCCCAGCGGAATCCGGACGCCAGTCTTACCGTCCGCCCGGACTGCGAACTCTTCGATCGTGGGTGATGGGGCATTCCGGATGGTGATGAGGTTTCCGGTCGTCGGCCCATCGGTCGACGTAAGGAAGATGCCCTGAGCGGCAGTGCCGCCCTTGCCGTTCGCTTGGAGGTCGATCGAGATCGCAGAGCCGTTGGCATCCGAGCCAGCCGCAGGGCCAGGGTTCAGGTGGGTGATCTTCAGTGTGCCTCGAGCCGAAGGCTGGCCAGTCAGGAACATAGCCGAGTCGCCAGGCTTGTCGGAGATCACGTTGAGGGCGACGGACCCCGGAGAGGTTCCGGTCGCAGCCTGGTAGATGGTGACCGCATGCTCAGTGTCGCTCGTCACCTTGAGGAACGCGGCACGAACAGTGCCAGCGTTCACGTTGAACGATACGCCGTTGAGTGCCCCGGTCAGCGTGTCGCCGGACTTGCTCACCTTCCCCGCTATGTTTGTGTTAGCGGTGGCGATGTCTGCAGTGTTAGTGGCGATGTTCGCCGTGTTCGTTGCGATGTTGCTGGTGTTCGCTGTGACACTCACATCTAGTGCGGTGAGTGCCGCGTTCAGCGGCACATCCCAGTTGAGCGTGCCGGGAGTGATAGGTACGTACGTCACGACCCGAAACCTCCTTCACCGAAGCCGCCCTGACCAAAGCCCTGGTTGGGCGTCAGAGTAAAGTTGGACTCATCTGCCACACCAGAGGCGATGATATTGTTCTTGACTGTGTCGTCGACGAGCCACTCATACCCACCACGGAAGTAGTGGAGTCCTGTTCGGACGGCGGGGTAGAAGTCAGTGTCGAGCTCGTTTGGGTTGGGCGGATAGTTGACAGCCCCTATCTCGTTCGTGTAAGCGTCGTAGCGAACCTGCTCGTAGACGCCGGGCGACACCTCGACGATAGAGATGGCCCTGTTCATCCGGAACCTCTCCATCAGAGGGTTCCAAGCGAACGGGGCCTCAGCCACCGTAGGTGTCGTAAACAGCCATGTAGTCACCGAGGCCCCTTTCTCATCCTGTTCCTAGAGTCCACCAGTTGGCGCCGTCCGATACGAACGTTGCGAACGTAGCAGGGGCCCGGCTTCCGCCGGGCACCCCGTCAAGCTGATCCGTGCAGAGAATGGTGAGTGTGCTGCTGGATGCGTTGACGAAGTACAGCATCCTGCCTGGCGGAAGTGAAGCCGCTGGAGGCAGGTATGCTGTCTGCGAGTTGTTCGCGTTGTAGATCAGAACGCAGTCGTTGCCGCCTGGCGTCCTGTCGATAACGAACGGCGTGTTGTTCTTGCGGACAGTGTAGGAATGATTGTCCGCACCGCTCATATCAGAACGAGGCGATCGTGAACCAGGCGACGCCGTCGGTCACGACGGTGACAGCATGGATAGCACCAGAGGCGAGAGCCTTGGTGGCCGAGCCATCGATCGTCTCAGCGCCAGCACCGTCGAGGGTGACAGCGTTGGTCGTGCCGGTCGTGCGAACCGTGTACTGTCGGCCGGGAACGACCGCAGCGACAGCCGGAAGGTTGACCGTGATGGCCCCACCTGCCGGGTCGGCAAGCAGGATGTAGTCGTTCTGCGTCAGCGTGGTCGTGGCAGTCACGGCCCGAACGGTGAACGACGTATTGTCGAGTCCAGACATCTATTCTCCTTAGAGAGAAGGGGGCCCCGAAGGGCCCCCAACTTGGATCAGGCAGCGTTGCGAGCCGAAGAGGTGGACTGAGCCACGATCAGGGCCTCGGGACGGTACAGCGACCAGCCAGCGACGCCATACCAGCCGAGCGGCTGGAATCGGGTCAGCTTGTCGACGACCGGACCACGAACCGTGTGGAACTCCTCCGCGACAGCCTCGGCCAGAGCCTGCTGTCCGGTGTAGTAGGTGTTGTACACACGGGTCTGGGTGGCGCCAGCGCCAGCACCGGACTGGACGTTCTGCGCACGAGGAGTCTCGATGTAGCAGGCACCCTCGTACTCACCGATCTCGCCAGCCCAGATGTTACCGGCCGCCGAGTAGTTGTGCGGGTCACGCCAGGCCGCAGCACCGGTCTCACGACGCAGGTCGTAGGAGACCTGCGGGTGGATGTACGCGGTGTAGTAGCTGTCCTTGTTCGGGTGAACCGCGTTCGTCCGGAGCTGAGTCACCGCGAGGCGAGCCATGTCCGAGGTGAACGTGGAGTCCGAGTCGATCGCCGTGAGGGCGACCGGGTTGGTCGGCGTGGTACCGAAACCGTAGCCGACGACGCCACCACCGGAGGTCCGGATGGTCTGTGTGCCGGTGGCCAGCACGTTCTGGACGAGCAGGTCGATCGAGTCGACGAGGTTCCACGCCACCTGGTTGACGAGACCGGCGGTCACGTCGGTGAACGAGAACAGGTCCAGCTTGTTGCTGACGAGGATCGCGTTACCGTACTCGTTGAGGGTAACCGAGACCGTGGTCGGGTTACCGGCCGCAACGGCGTCCGGGTCGACGAGCTCATTCAGCGGGGTGATGGCCTGGGTCAGGTCCTGGTAGATCTCGAAGACGACCGAGCTACCGGGCATGGCCTGCTGGACCGGCCGCTTGTCGGCGACCATGCGGAACAGAGGCTGCTTACGAAGGGCGAACTCGAGAGCGCGGTCATACGCGGTCTGAACGAGGTTCGCCATGGCGCTAGTGCCGGTAAAGGCGTTAGCCATGTCTCACTCCTTTGAGAGGATCAGGCTCCGAACTGTCCGTTCTTGAACGCGTTGATCAGAGCCGTAGTGTCAGTAGCATCATTGACGGCTGCCTGTGCAGCCTCAACGTTGCCCACAGGAGCCCCATCCTGTCCCGCCTGCGTCAGCCTTTCGTACTGGGCCTGCATGGACGGGGGAAGTGTGGGCGTGATGGGCTGTTCGGCAGCCTGCTGGGGCTGCCCTCCACCGAAGACCGAGCGCATGGAATCCACCCACTCCTTAGCCTTCGCCGGATCAGCGGGACCCTGGTACGCAGCCTGTGCGCCCGGAACCCCAAGGGCCTCGAAAACCTGTGCCATCTTGGCAGTCTGCTGCTCCTCCAGGAAGCTCGTCAGCTTCTGGTTCAGCTCTTCGTTCTGCCTCTTGATGGCGTCGTAAGCGTCGCGCAGAGCCTTAGGGCCGTTTGCTTCGGTGCTGTTGCCCTGGCTGCCGTCGCCGTAGTTTTCCTCGATACCCCAGTTGGACATGATGTCCCTCCCATTAGTTGAGTCGCACGCCTAAGGCCAGCCCGGGGAGGCTGGCCACGCTCGTGCTTGTAGTTACCGGTCTTGTATACGAGTGACTGGTGCCGGTCGTCCGTCACTGGCTGGCTAGGCTGGACTCGAACCAGCGACACACGGATTAACAATCCGCTGCTCTGCCATCTGAGCTACTAGCCAAAGACCTGGCCCACAAGGGGCCAGGTGGTTTACCCCTGAGCCTTCGACTGGCTCAAGCCTGCACGAGCGCCGCCCGCAGCGGCGCTGAACTGTCCACGTTCCTGAGCAACGAGCCCGGCCTTCTGAGCTGTAGCCGAAGCTCCTGTGCCGAACACAGACTCCTCGGACTCCTGCTGAGTCCACTTGGTTCCGTAGATCGCACCGAGCTGCTCCATGCTGGAGAGCTCCGAAGCCACCTGTGAGTAGCCCTGCTGGGCTTCCGCTGCGGTGACACCAGACGTAGCCAGCTGCTCTGCGTAGGTCTTGTCGAACGTGAGACCCTGCTGGAGTGCGGCTGCACCGATCTGTGCTGTGGCTGCACTCTTCTGGAGGAACGGAAGAGCTCTGTCCGGATCCAGGAAGTAGGCTGCCAGGTGACCGTCGTCGATGCCGATCTGAGCCAGCGCCTGCTTGTAGTAAGGGTTGGACAGGGCCGTAGCCTGCGTGGCCAGGTCCACCCGAGACTGAAGCTCGGTCGGACTGACATCCTTCGCTATCCAGTCGGTGAAGTCATCCGTCGAGTCATAGAACCCTTCGGGCAGTCCAGACTGTCGCATCGCCTGCCGGTACGCATTCTCGGTGTTGAGATAGTCGGCGGGGGAAAGGACAGGAAGACCGGCCTTGGCTCGAGCCTCGTTGGCCGCGAACCGCTTCTTATACTCTGGCGTATCCTGGAGCAGGATCGCGATCGTGTCGGACGAGTAGCCGTTCTTCACGTAGTCGTAGATCTTGCCAGCCAGAGACTCGAGACCATACTGCTTGAACACAGTCTCGAGCGCTAGGAAGGCGTCACGGTTAGCTCCCGTCAGGAGCTTCTCGTACTGACCTGAGGCTTCGTAGTACTTGTTCTGGACGCTGACGATCTGCTTGCCGACTGCGGTGAACTGAGCCTGGACGTTCTTCAGTCTGGCGTTCAGCTGAGCGACAGTGGCCTTGCTGCCCTTGTCGGTCTTCTTGCTGAGCGTCTTGATCTGGTTCTGAAGCGTGGTGATCTGCTTCTGGATGGTGCGCTGTCGCTCCTGATACATGCGCACCTGGAGCTTCATCTTGGCTTCGTCGCCGACGGCGCCACCAGGAACCCATCCTGCCCCGCCAGTCTGCTTGATCACCGCGTTGGCAGCTGTCTGCCAATCCTGCGGAAGTGCCATCCGTCCTCCTTAGTAGCGAAAGCCGAAGTCGGCTAGCACTTGGTGACCGACCTGCATGAGAGAGTCCTGAGCGTTCTTCGTCTGCTTCCACCGAGGATCTGACCTGAGGTCGTTCTCGAACTGCCAGAGCGGCTTGCTCTGGGTTTGCAGCGTCGTCGGGTTCTTGTACTGCAAAGCCTTCTTGATCGTCGGATCGAACAGGTTGATGCTGCCTTGAGGCAGCTCAAGGATCTGAGACATGCTCTGCAGGTATGGAGAGGCGATGTCTGCTACCGTCTGACCTCCGTCGAGCTGCTTGGAGAACTGAGGGAACATAGCCTTGGCCTGGCGGAGCATGTCGTTCTTGAAGTCTGAGGTGGTCGCTATGCCGCGCAACACCTTGCGGGTGTTGTCGGCGTACCACTTGTCCGACATGTGCACGCCCATAGAGTAGGCGTAAGCCCTGAGCTCGTTCTGAGTATCAGCGCCCTGCCCTTCCATGTCCCCGCCGTCGAAGTAGACATACTGGCCGAGGAAGTATCTGAGCTGTCCCTCGTTCCACCCCTTGGCCACCATGTTGTAGGCGGCCTCCTGCATCTTCTTCTTGGTGAACGAGGTCTCTTTGATGCCCAGTTGGTTGGCGAGCTGGCGAACAGTGATGTTCGCCTGGGACATCGACTGCTTGGCCGAGGCCGGATCCGTGTAGAGCTGAGTGAGGTAGTCGCGCTCCTTCTGGGAGTGCGTCTTCCACCACTTCGAGTCCCTGAGCTTGGCCTTGAACATCTGCTCAGACCAGCCCTCAGAGACCATGCTCTTGAACAGGTTCTTGATCTCAGGGTTGGCGTTCAGGAAGCCAGACGTGAAGCCATACTTCTCTGCGAGCTCCTTGTCGCTCAGCTTCGGCACGACCGGGTCACCTCCGAGTCCTGAGCCAGAGTAGGTGGACTGGCCCGTGTAGCCTGTCCGATTGACAACGGAGTCGACGTAGGCCTTGATGGAAGGCCCACCGGGCTGCTTGTGCGTGGACATGTCCAGGTCGTGGTTGCCTGGCCCTGCATACCACGCGGCTGCTGCGCCGCGCGCTCCCCACTTGTTGTAGTAGCCACGGAGGATGCCTGATACGATCTTCTCTTGCAGGCTCGGCGTGTCCCTGAACTTCTGCCAGGAGATGCTGTAGCCGAGAACCTGCTTGGACCAGCCAGGGATGTTCGACTTCAGCACCTGGTACTTGCCGACCGCTCCGTACGAGTTGACGGTATGGTAACCAGCGCCTCCAGTCTCCTGGATACTGATCGACCACATAAGCTGATCGAAGCTGATACCAGCCACAGCACCTCCTGTATGTACTCCAACTACCAGCAGGACGCTCGCTAGTAGCTTAGCTGCGCAGGCCCATAGACTTGAGAACGTTGAGCCCAACGTTCATCACCTTATCCTGAGCGCCCTGCGTACCGCTCCATCTGGGATCGTTTCGTATGCGTGCGAGGAACGAGGTCTGGTCCAACCCGGTAGGCTTGCCGTCCTGGTTCACACCGTTGAGAGCCTGCTTGATCAGCGGGTCCTGAAGGGTGATTGAATCGGGCGTGAGGTCCAGCTCTTGAGCCATGATCTGGATGTAGGGGTTGGCGATGTCCATCATCGTCTGCCCCGCCTCAAGCTGCTGCTTGTATCCAGGGTAGGCACTCACCGCCTGCTGTACGACCTGGTTCTTGAAGTCGGCATCGGTGGCCAGTTTGCGGCCCACGAGGGCCGCCTGGTTCTTGATGGTCTGGTCATCAAGAGTGACGCCCTGGTCGTACGCGTACTTCTTCATCGAGTTCTCGTAAGCACCAGCCTCGCCCTTCAGCGTGCCCTTCACGAAGGTTACGTACTGGCCGAGCACGTTCCTCAGTCCATCCTCGTCCAGGTTCGTGGCAAGCGCCTGAGAGGCTATCTTGCCGAGCTTGGCGGGCGGAATGATGGCACCCATCTCTGCGGCCAGCTGCTGCACCTGAATGCGAGCAGCCCCGAGGTTAGCCTCGTATGTGGCAGGATCGGTGTACTTCTGCATCTGAGCCTGGCGCATGCTCTCCGAGTTTTCCTGCCACCACTTGGTGTTCCTGACCTCGGCCATGAACTTCTCCTTCGACCAGGTCTCGGAGACCGAGTCGGCGAAGATCTTCTTGAGCTCAGGATTGTGGTTCAGGTACGAGTACGCGAAGCCGTACTCGGCGGCGAGATCCTCTGGTGACAGCTTGGCCTCGGCCGAGTCGCTACCAGGATTCCAGTCCCCTGAAGGTCCGCCACCCTCGACGCCCGACACTCGTCGGGCGCCCATAAAGGTGTCCTGGTAGTAACCAGACTTGAGGTCTGCTATCTCCACGCTCTTGCCAGGGCGTGGTGCGTGGATGAACTTGCCGTTGCCGAGATAAATCCCGACGTGGTCGGGACCACTCTTGGATGCTGTGTCGAAGAAGATCAGATCCCCAACCTGAAGCTGGTTCATCTTGATCGCCTTACCGGCACCGATCATGTCGTACGTCACGCGGGGAAGAGAGATGCCGAAGTGCTGGAACGTCTGGGTTATCAGTCCGGAGCAGTCGACGCCCTTCTTCAGGTCGTTGCCGCCCCACTGGTACGGAGTACCGATGAACTGCGTAACGTAGTCCGCGATCTCCTGTCCGTTGATGGCCATCAGCCGCCCCCAACCATCTCCATAAGCCAGTTCATGCCGTTGGTCGCCGCCTGGTAGGCGCCGTACTCCGGATTCTTCTTGGCCTCTTCCTGAGCCATAAGGCCCTGCGCAGCGGCGCTGACACCGCCAGACGAAGTGCTCGACTGGCTTTGAAGGTCCGAGCCGAGGTAGTTCGACGTGGTGGTGGTGACCGTCGGGTTCGACTGCTCGTACTTGTTGAGCACGCCCTTGAACCTGGCGATCTCAGCCTTCGTCGGATCCCGGCCGAGCAGAGTCTGTGCAGCATCCTGGAAGATAGCGTGAGCATCCTCGGCGGTGCTGAGGTTGTACGACTTGCTCGTCTGGGTTACCGTCTTGGGCTTGGCCACCGCATCTTCCCGCTGGGCGATATCCTTGCCGATGACTTCCCATGGGGAGACCCACTTACCAGCGAGGCTGTACTGGCCAGACACCTGAACGTAGCCAGCCCACAGGCTGGCCAGCTGGGCATCCTTGAGGGTGCCGGTGTCGTAGCCAGCAAGGGCCAGCTGCGAGATGAACTTGTTCTTGGTCTTGGCGTCCCACTTGTAGTACATCCCCTGAGCCTCGTCGGCTCCGATGAACGCGATCCTCGAGCCTGCGCCCATGTAGATCGTGGGGTTCTTCGAAGTGCCGTGCCCGGTAGGGACGAGAGAATTCGCCCCACCAGACGTCGGCGCAACCGTCTTGGCGTTGCGGTTCACGGCAGAGTTGAAGGTACTCTGTTGGCTCTGCTGGTATGGGCTGGTGCCGATTCCGGTACCGCCCCCAGCGCCGGTGTCTCCACCGCCGCCAGTCCCACCGCCTGTGCCACCAGTACTGCTACCGGTGCTGTCGGCCAAGAATCCCATCAGAAACCTCCCTGCTGTGCTAGTACGTCAAAGATGGACTGACCTTCGTTGCTGGTCTCGTCCCCCGCGAACTCGGGCAGCTGACCAGTATCCTGAGCTGTCTGGACTGTGTCCTGATCGAAGCCCAGATCCCTGGACAGGTAGCGGCTGTGGAGGTCTCCGAACTTGGTATCAGACTCGACGAGCTTAATCACCAGAGAGTTCCACTGCTGCTTGATGTCCGCGTTGCTCTCAGCGTTGATGTCGTCGGAGCCGCCTGCGTTGTTGCGCAGGATTAGCGCTCGCTTCACATCATCGCGGTACGAGAGGTACGTCTTCAGCGTGTAGATGTCCGAACGCTGTCCGACCGTGCCATCCTGGCTAACGGCCTTGGACCAGAGCTCCGGGTCATTTACGATCTGCCGCAGCGAAGCGGCAGAGCGGTCGTAGTAGTTCTTGTCGAGCGAGTTGAACTCCGCAGACCACTGCTTGTTGTAGTACGGGTTGTCGACCATGTTGCCGTTCTCATCCATGATCTGAGGGTCGGAGAGAGTCTGCACAAGCGACTGCTTCTGAGCCTTCAGATCCTCGGCCCCTTCATCATCGAACGTCTGGAGCCCACGAGAGAACAGCTGTGAATAGAGGTTGTTCATGTAGGACTTGTACTGACGCCAACCCAGGGACTTCTGACTCTCGTCGTAAGCCTGTCGGGCTGTCATCTGCGTACGCTCAGGCAGGCCGCTCGCGGAGTCGGCCGCGTGCGTCTTCTCGTAGTAGTACGCTCCGTTGGAGTAGACGCCATCGCCTTCAGAACCAACGACCAGTCCAGCCCACTCAGGCCCGACCTTGTCGATCAGGTCCCTGTAGTACTTGGAGGCGTGCACCGCTTCCGTGGTCGGCTTCAGTCCGGTGTTGTTCTTGGACATCGACTGACTGAACAGGTAGGCGGAGTCACCGTACTTGTCGTAGAAGTTCTGGTCGGCGTTCTTGTAGTCAGCGTCCTGCATCTGCTTGTACTGGTCACGGAAGAACTGGTACGGATCCTGAGCGTTCACCGAGAACGGCAGGCCGAACGCGAAGAACGTCCGCATAGCAGACCAGCGAGAGGCCCTGTCGGAGATCTCCTTCCAGGTCGGAGGCTTCTTCCTCATATGCATGTCGTACTTGTAGGTCTCGGCCTGCATGATGTAGAAGAGGTTCTTCTGGTAGGTGTCACTCATAGAGTCGGTCGCTTCAGCCCGCTTGGCGGTGTTCGGGATCAGGAGATCCCAGTTCGACTGCTGAGGTCCCATCGGGAGGATGCCGAGCTTCTGGTAGATGTCGGCGAGCTTCGGGTCTCCGTTGGCGTCGATGTCAAGCCCAGGGATGTTGTTCGCCGGGATAGACACCAAGGGGCCTGCCCCGATGGGCAGAGCCCCGTCACCATGGTTCAGGATGATCTCAGCCGTAGACATCGGGATCCGGAGCGTAGCAGCGTCAGACTTAACCTTCTTCCACTTGCCGGTGTCAGGATCCTGCACATACTGATCACTGCTCAGCCCGAGGAACTTGTCGATCGCTCGGCCGCCTAGGAAGTCCGGGATCTGCACCAGGATGTTGCGGTCGGAGTAGTCGACCAGGCGCTTCTCTCCGGTGATCGGATCTGTCACATAGCCAGCACCATCCACCTGGTTGCCATTCTGGTCCACCACCATGCCGCCCCTTGCGGGGGCGCCGTAGACCTGAGCAACGCGGGGGAGAATGTCAGGCTTGTCGGAGATGATCCGACCCCAGCGGTTCCACGACTCCTGCTGCGCACCGAAGAACGCACCGAAGTGACGCATGGCGTAAGCCATCTTCGTCTCGTGGTCCATTGTGAAGGTGTTCTTCTTGACATCGTCAAGCGCCTTCTGGCGAGCCGAAGACTCGAGCCCCTGGCGAAGCCCTTCCTCTATGTGAGTCTCACCCTGGAGCCGCATCTTCTTGTAGTCGGCAGCGAGGTGGAACTTGTAACGCTGAGCGAACAGCGGGTGACGCAGCAGCTTACGAGCCGGAATCTGGTTCATCACGTTGTAGAACCCGGTGATGCCTCGGTCCAGCAACTCGGCCGCAGCATGGTTTCCCTTGGCGTAGCTGAGAGCCTGAGAGTTGATCAGAGGCCTTGCGGCCTCGGGCACAGACTCGAGCATGTCCTTAGTGACCGTGCCGGTGCGAGCCGCATCCCGAAACGCCCCAGAGTTGGGGAACGCTGGATTGAGCCACTCGTCGACCTGAGCGGTAACCCGCTTGATCATCTCATCCTTGGGCAGGTTCCTGAGCGGAGCCTCCGCTGCATAAGCACGACCTTCGACGGTCGTGCGTAGCCAGGTGAGAAGCTGGTTCGGAGTTTTGCCACTCAAGTGCTGAACGGCCAGAGCATCGTTGGCCACCTGCTGGTTAATCACTCGAAGCCAGGCGTCCATGTGCTTCTCGGCGCCATGCTGTGCAGGGACGATGTTCTCCCAGTCCATGCGACGCATGCGGTCCAGATAAAAGTCCGCCTGTGAACCCATAAGGTTCCGGAAGTTCTTGTCACCGGACGAGAGGTCAGCGAAGAGCTGGCCTTCCTTACCGCCGTGAGCCGGGTCGAAGATCTGGCGACCGACCTTCACGTGCTGCATGGCCTGACCACCCTTGAGCAGCTTATCCATATCGGCCCGCGTGGTCCGAGCGTCGTCCATCCACTGCATGGACAGCTCGTGATCCTGCTTGAGCTGAGAGATCTTGACGACGTCCTTCTGGCTCTCAGCTACAGCAAGCTCGCTCTTGATGCTCTTCTGGAGGTTGGTCAGGTCTGCGATGTGGGTGTCCAGTGTGGCGGCAGTAGCCGCCGCAGCTTCGGTACGTCCACGCAGGAAGGTTCCATTGACCAGATCCTTGGCTGCGTAGCGACCGCCCTTGACGGTGCGGTCCATCATGTCGAAGAACCCGAACCGGGCGATCTGTCCGAGAGCGTCATCCGCCAGCGCCCTCGGCCCATAGCCGAGGCGGAACAGCTGAGCGAACTTCCACATAGAACCAGCGGCATCCGCCAGGTCGACAGCCTTCTCCCAGCCGGTGCCGACTGTGTTCATGGCCTTCTGCCAGCTGGAGCCGTGAGTCTTGATGGCATCCTCGAACAGCTTGAAGTCCATCATCACGTGGCTGTTGGCCAGCTGAGACATCAGCACCGGACTCAAAACCGTCTTGCCGCCGTCGCCCTCGATCTCCGCCACCCGAAGCTGCGTGCCAGGAAGGTTCGGGTTCTCGATGGTGGCAGACCCGAAGGTCTGCTGCTTCATGGCCGCCTGACCC